GACAAATACAACACGTCGCCATCTGCCCACGTTTCGCCTTGTAGACTTCCTGTTGTATTGATGTTTTCTAATTGTCCAACGGTTAGGATGAAACCTTCTTGATTCGTTGCTATTGTTTCACAAACGATACCTATTGTATCGGCTGAATTGTTGTCGTTGTTTGCTTGTGCAAGTGCAACCGCCAAACGTCCACCCTGCGCTCCGCTGATTCTTACCGCTTGATATGCCGCCTTCGTTAGCGTCGTGTTTGGTGTTACTTTGTTAACTACACGAGCAACTAAATCGACACCATTTTTTAAAGAAACGTTGCCGCCTTTCAATAGCGTTTGTGAACTTCCTATCGTGTTGTTCCATTCAGTCGCACCAACAACGTAACCTGCGCCCGAAGGACTAACGTTCAACGCTATGTGGTCGGCTGTCAAGTTATACGTTCCCAAGTCAACGTTTGTCGTTGCTCCTGTGTAAGGAACGAAACCGCTCACGTCTGGAATGGTTGGTTTATTTAATATCTCAGCTAATCCACTTGTAGCGTTCCAATCTGAATTGACTTGCGCAGCAGGAATAGTTGGTTTGTTGTCAAGGTCGTTGTAGTCATTTGAGAAACCTACCGCGCTTATATCGGCAGTATTTGCCTTCAACGCAACGTCTGCGTTCAAGTCAATAACATCTTGTTGCAACAAATCAATGGCTGCTTCAATGTCGATAATCGTCTGACAACTTGGAAGCGTCACGCAAGTAAGACCTACTTCATCCGTCAATAAATACCAACCGCGCACCCCTTCGTCATTCGTTCCGTAGTAATAGTTCGGTGCTGGTGTTTCTTCATCATTTACAAGAGTGACCTGTCCATTTGTATCTTGAATAGACATTGCGAAGTTGAAGATGTTACTTTCCTCGCTATTTGATCCGCCTTCGAAAAATGTATTCCACTCCGCAGGAATAGAACAAGCGTCCCAATAGTAAGGGACAAGAAGGTCAAGACTTACCGTCCAACCTGTCAGCGTGTGTTGAAACTCCTCAAGGAATGGTTCAAGGCTTACATTCTGCACCGTGATTAAATCACCGAACAATACGCGGTGATTCGTAATCTCAGCAATCAAATCTTCAGCAATTCTTTGAAGGTCGGATAATGCTTCGCGCTGATATTCGCTCTTGTCTTCTTTGTCGCGTGGTAAGTCGGCAAGGACAATCTGAAAACTGAAAGTCTTCATCCCTTGCGAATAAGTCACGTTGGAAGGAATGACGTGCATAAAGGGATATTCACCAAACTTCTCAAGGTCTGATACCTCAATCTGTCCGTGTGAAAATCTCTTTAAAATAAAATGCCCAGCCGCGAAGGCTTTGAATCTATCTATAAGTGCGTTGTAGCTTTGTACGTTCGACATAATTGTAGTCTATTAGGTAAGTCATATAAGTAAATATACTCCACGCGGATTTTTCCGTAATTGCATCCAATTTTGTTATGTCACGTCCACACGCTTCCATAAAAAGATGATACCAACCATAGCGTCCGAGCACTTGGTTTAGGTTGTCTCTGTCTTCAATTGCTCCGTCAATTCCTCCGTCAACTTCTTCACCTCTGTCTCCAAATAATCGAGCGAAGTGTTGTTTAGTTCGTTGAGCAAAGTCGAAAAAAAAAGCATCGCGCCATTGAATTGTTCGAGTGTCATTTGCTCCACAAGTTCCTCACTCATTGCTCTTTTTGTGCTGTTGTATTCTTCGATTAAGTATTTCGAACCCACGCGCTTCACAATAGGTCGGTAAAGGACAGACATAATCTTCACAATGTTTTCTTCTACGTTGGCAGCCCAGGTTGATATGTCTGCGTATTCGCCAAGTGAGATTTCGTAAAGGTTGGGAATAAACCCGAAGTCTGTATCTTTGACAGTTATCGTCTCAAAGAACTTCGCGCTCTCATTTAACAGCGTGTCGTCAAACGCAGCGAGTAAAGTAGGAACGTGTTGCATTGGTATCTTCTGCACGTCTTCTTTTGACAGGTTGGACACCGCAACCAACTTGTCAGCGTCTGACTTTGCTGTCTTGAACTCTTTGTACTGCTTCAGCGATATGCTCGCGTAGTCGGCAGGTATGGAAACTTTTATACTCATTTATCCGTATTTATTCGTAATTAACACCCGACTTTAGCTTGGTGTGTTGTGTTAGCGGTTGCTGTTACTACCTAACACAGCTACTTGCAATAATGTCGCGACCATTTGCAAGGCACTCTACTTTGAAACAAGAGGTAGGTACAATGCTATGAACCGCAATACAAACAACCTTCGTCGTCGTCGATTGTGTTCGCTTCGTTATATATGCGTATTGCTTCCATTTCAATCTGTTCCTTCGTCCACTCTGGATGAAACGCTCCTATTTGAGACTTTAAGAAGTTTAATTTGTTATCGCTCATTTGTTTTCTTTGTAGGTGTTAATGCAAACAGCGTATCGTTGCGCAGTATCTCCGTATTCAGAAACCATTGTTTCGTCGCTCATACAACGCACAATGAACTCGTCTTTTCCTTCTGTTGAGGTTGGTGTGGGTATAGGCATATATTGACTTTTTATTCTATTTTGTAAATCTATAACTTGTCATTGATAATAATCTGAACAGGTGCGTCAGCGACACCTGCAATTTCATTTCGCTCAACATATCCTCGTTTCTTTCCGCGTGTCTTCAAATAGAAAATCGTTGCACTTGTGTTTGGTGCATCTTGAATGCGGATTACTTCACCGTCTGGTGTTGACACCTCTCGATGCGCTCCCTTAATCAATTCAAACAACTGACTTTCTGCGAAGTCAACAGCAAGGTCAGACAATGATTCAACCTTCGCTTTGTAGTCTTCGTCTTCTTGCAACCAACGATAGTGTGTTGTTCTATCTATTCCAACAATCTCACACGCAGAAGTGACCACACCCAAAGTGCTTTCGAGAGCCTTTAGCATAGCAGTCTTTTTTAGTGTTGCGTTTTGTGGTTTGGTTTCTTTCTTTTCTTCCTTGCTCATACAATGTAAATATAAGAACTACCCTAATTTTCCTTTGTAGTGGTTAATAAGTTGCTCCATTTTGCTATCGTAATACTTCGAGAATGTTTTGAATCCGTCGTTGTCTTGTTCGAATAGTCGAAAGAGAACACCTCTCAAACGTTGTGAAGGCTTCTTTAACGTATCTTCAAGTTCACTCTTAAGACTTTCAACTGCGTCCAATTCTTCGCGTTTGAAATCTTCGTCTTTGAACGCAAGATAACCAAATTGATTTGCGATTGTGAATAGTTCTGACGCTTGAGCAGGACTTAACTCATTCGTTCCAAAGGTTAGTTTGAGTGTCTTGTCCTTTCTTGTTGTTACTGCTTCGAGTTGAGCTGGTATGATTATCATTGTTACTTCTTAAATTCAAAAAAAACACTCACTATAATAATTACTCCCGAGATTAGATCTGGAGCTAAGTGAGAGATAGAAGTATCCTAACACACTAATTTCTTAATGTGTTGGACTCTCACTTTTGCGATAATTACTCCGTCGAATGAGTCTCTCGCTGTCGTGTCCTCAAGTGAACAGCAATGTCCTTGAGTCTGGAATCTATCTTTCGAAGAATTGCCTCTCCGTGTGTCGTATGGCTTATTCCTTTGTCATACCATTGGGCTAATAACACAATCCCACAGTTGCCCTTATTCATCTTTTACCCTGCCGTTCAATACTCCCGACGATAAAAAATATACCCCCAATTGTTTATAGCCGTCAAGCGAAAACAAAAGGGGGTTAATACCTAAAAACGCTTGACAATGCAAATATACGTTGCTACTTCCAAAAATTGCCTTATAAGTTATTAACCTATTTCAACATCTTTCATCGATTCTAAAAAGATATTGATGTCTTTGCGTACGCAAGGTGAACACGTTGAACGCTCATTAAACGCTCCTGTGGCTTTATCCTTGAACGAATAGAACTTAATCAAGTCTTTGTCCTCTAAACGTCCTTGTGCCTTCATATCAAGCAGGAAACGTTTAAACTCTTTTTGTTCGTCAATAGACAACACTCCCGACCATTTAGACGCTGGACATTGTGCGAAGGCTAACTTTGCTTTAATGGGCATAACACAGCCACACAACTTAAT